TGCAATTTGAGCGGCTCGGAATTGAGCGGGTCAACAGGGAAATAATAAAAGCGGGAAAGCTGAACATCCTGCACGGGCATGAGATGGGCGAAAGCGTGTTTTCACCTGTAAACCCTGCACGGGGCTACTTCCTGAAGGCTAAGGCTAATACATTAGTTGGCCATTACCACCAATCATCACATCATAGCGAGGGCGATTTGAACGGGAATAAGGTCGGGGTGTGGAGTACTGGCTGCCTCTGTTCACTGACGCCGGAATATCGGCCCTTTGCCTATACCAAATGGAAGCACGGCTTCGCGTATGTGACGGTCGAGGCTGATGGAACTTTCCAAGTAGAAAATAAAGAGATAATAGATGGACGCATTTTCTGACTTAGGCGCAATCGTCACCATTAACCACGGCGGGCATGGTGCAAGCGCGGTTATTAAGGCCCCGGCCTTTGCTGATGAAGTGGTGAGGGCGTTCTTTGCTCAAGCGGTCGCGGTCGGGTTTCATTCCGATAGCTTGCTTAACGCGATGGAAACGCTGCTGGAAGAGTTTCGAGGCGATGTATTCATGGAGGTAGATGATGAAGAATAGTTATCTTTGCCGCACACCATGCACGCAAACGTAATTCAATTTTCAGGCGGTCGAACTTCGGCCTACATGACACACAGGCTAATTAGAGAACAGCCAGGCGAATACCTTATTTTGTTTCAGAACACAGGCAAAGAAATGCCTCAGACGTTGAATTTTATCCATGAATGCGATGTGCGATGGGGCCTGAACATTGTCTGGTTAGAATATCGCTACGGCAATAATTTTGAAGTGGTTAACTACCACACCGCCAGCCGTGACGGGCGGCCATTCGCTGAATTAATCGCGCACAAAAAGCACTTTTTGCCAAACAGAATGACCCGTTATTGCACTGATCAAATGAAAATTCAGACGGTGCGGCGGTACTTGCAAAGCATTGGGCTTAAAGAGTGGGACGCATACATCGGGATTCGCTACGATGAGCCACGCCGCTGGGGGAAATTGGCAAATCATCCTGAATACATGACACCGATTTACCCTCTGGTGCATTGGCGAGTGTCTAAAAAGGATGTGTTGGAATTTTGGGCGAAGCAAGATTTTGACCTGAATTTAAAAGAACCTTACGGGAATTGCGATTTATGCTTTCTAAAAGGCAAGGGTAAACTTGCCACTATTGCCCGTGAGCGTCCAGACCTCTTCGCATGGTGGGAAAATTTTGAGCAAGACCAATCAGGGGGATATGAAAGAACAAAAGGAGGTTTTAAGGAGGGCATAACCTATCGGCAAATTCGCGAAGTTGCCGAAATCAGTCCGCAGCTATTTGACAATGATCCTTCGTTTGAATGTTTCTGTAACACCGATTAAATATGAAAAAAAATAAAGGCTGCGGCGCACACATCGCATACGCAGGGCTGGCCATGATTGCCCTGCTGCTTGCTTCCTGTTGGACACCTAAGAGATGCAACCGTGCGCTTTTAAAGTGCGGCATTGTGGCTGATACGGTGCAGGTTTGGGATTCGATTTACCTGGAGCGGGTAATGACCGATACCCTGCTGCGGTGGGATTCGCTGCGGCTGCATGACACGGTCACAATAGAACAGGACAGAGTGCGCGTTAAGATTGTGCGCCTGCCCGGTGAGCGGCTGTACGTTCAGGGTGAGTGCCGCGATACGGTCATTAGGTACGTTCGGCAGGTGGTGAACGCCGTGAAGCGGGAACGATTTATACCCGTGTGGGCATGGGTAGTCATGTTTCTGCTGCTGATTTTTGCCGTGCGCAAAAGAAATTTGTAATTTTTTTTCATCCGTAACGCGCTGATATTCAATTAGTTAGCGTTCAGCCACAAAAATAATTTACTTTTTTTGTTTGTAACTGCTTGCACTTGTGGATAAAGGTAGTATCTTTGCTATACCAAAACACACAGACATGACACACACAACAATTACCACCGACTTCATCATCGCAGTATGCACCGAGGCTAAGCGCGCTAATGGCGGATGGCTGGAAATGAACAACATCCCTACTTGCGGCGTAGGTTTCAGCATAACTCCCTATGAAGACAAGACCGTTATTAAGTTCGACCGCGAGGTTACTACTCCATCAGGACAGGTTGGGAAGCGCTTCCGCATCTTCCCCGTGAGCAATCGTAAACCACAAGGCGAATTTTCAAGTTTGCGTTTCTAATGACCTATAACGAATGGATTGCGCACATCCGCGCCGAGCGGAGGAAGTGCGCGGAAAAGCTGGCTCAGTATGGCGATAAGCCCGTGGTGAGCGCACAGGAGCGGCAGAGGATTGCCGATAAGACAAGGACAACTATTCACAGAACTAATCAATAAAATTATGATAACATACAAACATGAAGAGTTAATACTCATCGCGGATAAACTTTATAGACAACAAAATCCAAAAGGGACTATGTGTACACCGAATAGCGTATATATCATAGTTATTGAAAAATGGTATCCTAAATATCTTAATTCAAAAACTGGATTAGACTTCTATCATTGGTGTTTGGAAACTTACCAAGGCAAATCATAACTGCCCGATGTACTTGGGAATTATTCAACTTTTAAGAAACACAACTAATTCATAACACACCATGAACACAATCAAAATTGAAACGGTCGTTTCAGCGACCAAGGAAATCGGCGTACCGTACTTCGGGCGCAGTTCCGATGCGGTAATCTGCATCACGGGCAAAAGCGAATACGGAATGCTTCAGGGCATTTCTGTTTCCAAATTCGTTCCGGGCATTAAAACGCTGGTACTTGAAAGCGACTTCTTCGCATCGAAACCCTGCACCCCCGCTGAATTTGCGGCTGCTTTTGAGCAGGCGCACCATAATCTTCGCAGCGAGTATGAAGCAATCATTCAAGCGCAGGAGGGCCAGCCATGAACCTACTTCGCACCCTTTGCCGCAAGCGTCAACTCCGCTACAACGTAGGCGAAAGCGTCATCTTCCGCAACTCACGCATCCGTGCAACCGTGGCAGCTTCCCGATGGAACTCAAAAGCGCGGTGTTGGGAATATCACTTAGAAGGATTCCCAGGGTGGACTAAACAGAACCTAATTAAATAACCATGAAACACATAACACAGGCAATGCTCAACGTCATGAAGGCGGTACAGAGCGTAGAAAAAAACAAGGTAGTCGGCACAGGCGCAAACGCTTACAAAGGTGTTGAGGACAAAGATGTAAAAGTTGCAATTCGCACGGCCATGATTGAAAACGAATTGATCATCGTTCCCATTTCTATCGAACCGAAAATGCAAATTGAACGCTGGGAAGAAGTTTACAACGGTCAGTCGAAAACAAAGCAATCCATCCTTACCGAGGTTAAAACAAAATACCGCATCATTCACAGCAGCGGTGAATCAATGGAAATCGAAGGTTACGGACACGGGCAAGATTCGCAGGACAAAAGTGCTGGGAAGGCTACAACGTATGCCCTTAAATACGCCCTTCTTTACACCTTCCTTGTTCCAACCGGAGATATTGACGATGCCGACAGCGTACATTCAAACGCAATACCGACAGCGCAGCGCACAACACCGCAAAGCAATGCACAACCTACGCAAAAAGATTGGTTAAATCAAAAGGATCAACGATGGACGGATGCTTGCAAATACGTTAAAGGTGAGCATGAAAAAGGCAACGGCGAAGAAGGTTATAAATCAGCAATAAAAACGCTTGAAATGACCTACCGCGTAAATTCAACAATGAAGGCAGCACTTTTGGCAATTAGCAGAGGAGGCATCACAGTATGAACGAAATGCCTTTAGAACTTCTGTTCCGATACGTTGCATATTTCGCACTCTTCGCCGCTGTACTTTCAATTATTGACACTATTCTATCATGGGTAAGAAGAAAGTAGACGCCCGACTGAAAAACGAATACCACGCAGCCGCTCGCCGATATTACGATACTCAGATGGATTGTATTTGGGAAGCGGTATCCAGGGTTTGCAATGTTCCTGATGATGCGATACAAAGTAAAAGCAGGGTGGCAGAGTGGAAAATGGCCCGGTTCTACTTCTGGTACTTCGTGCGCACTCGCACAGATGTTACTTGGGTACACATGGGGCAATACGCAGGCAAGCGCGATCACTCCACCGCTATTCACGGCTATCAGTCCATCTGCGACTGGGCCACGGTGGAAAAGCCTGTGAAGCGGCGCATTGAGCAAATAGAGGAAGTTCTTGACGGTCGCATGAATCAGGCTGATGAGTTTTTTTCACGCGAAAAAAAGTTGCATTACGGATTTTTATAAACCCAATTTTCAAAACAAAATAAATGACAAACAAAACAAGAGAACCAATGGCACTGCGCCAAGTTCACACAACCACAGACTACGGAAGATTTACTTCCATTGACGGCAACA